TGGATGATGGCAGATTCAAACTACATAAAGAAGTATAAGCCTTTTGTTAATCAGATAAGAAAAGACTTGACTGTTACTTCTTATGTAAGAGAAGAAACCGACACCAATGTATGGAAAGGCCGTGCGAGAAACAAAATTGATGTAACTAACGAATACAGGGGCATTTTGGCTTGTATCCCTGGACTTGGAACAACATTATAAGAGGGTGTAAAAACCCTCTCTATTCTCTTCTGAAAGGAGCCAATTAAATGTTGAATAGCAACAATCAAAAAAACTGGACACATTTACAAATAGACGGTTGTGTTACTGGACAGCTTGACTATATAACAGGCATTTCTCTTTCTGCAGATGTAACGTTAACAGATACTCAAACCAAAGCAGGAATACTTGAAGTTGACACGGGACACGCTTCAAATGCAATAATTATACCTACTGCATGTGCGAAACCTGGGAAACTTTATGTTGTGGTCAATAATCATGCTACGCTAGCAGCAAATATAAAAGTGGCTGGAGGAACAGCCGTTGTAGTAGCAGCTACAAAGACCGCAATTGTCAGAGTTAATTCTGCTGGAACACAAGTGCTCAGAGTTACTACTGATGCATAGGAGGATATATGTTTAAAGTCGAAGTTAACGAATTTACAACTCCGACTATTAGATTATTAAAGAACATTGAGGGATTGCTTATAGCACAAAATGAGCTCTTAAAGCAGTCCCTTAATGTTTCTGATAAATTAGTAGCCGAGGAAATTAAAACTGAAAATAAAGCCAATATTGACACAATGGATCGCGCGGAACTGGTTGCGCTTATTAAAACTATGCCCAAAGGGACGGTAAAAGGGAAGTACATGGCTATGAATATAACAGAACTAAGAAATGCAGTTAAGGAGGTGCTATAGTGGGCGCTAATGCAACTTATAAAATTCAAAAAGGAATCACTAAGCCGTTATATGGTGGTGCGATATCAGCCAGTGTGACGTTAACAAATGCAACTGAAATAGATATGCAAGGTTTTACTACCGGAAGTCTTGAGGTTATAGAAAATAGCGGTGATGGAACTTGGGTTTTTGCGCTATACGAATGTTCCTCAACTGGTGGAACTTATACGCCGGGTTTAATTGCAGCTGGTACAGCAAGAACGTTTTCGGTTCCGGATGGCGGAGGAACAATTGATATTGACGGATTAAGAGCAAATTACATAAAACTTGTGCCAACACTAACCGGAACAAGCAACATAACAGTCAAATTTACTCCTAATCCATAAGGAGAGTGATTGAATGAGTATAACAGTAGGACAAATAAGGCTTGGAGTACTCCATGAAATGAGAGAATTTAGCAACTCTGGGAGTATACAAGCCGGAGCAGACATAAAAGACTATGAATTATCAATTATCCCTTTGCTTAATATATATGTTCCGGAACTCGCCACAACAACTCATAAACTCGAAAGAAAGACTGAAATAGCTCAAAATATGCCAACAAATATGTTGGGCCTAATTAATTGGAACGAAGAAAAAGTTCATGCTGGTGGCGTTGATGATGAATTTATTTATGTTGGTGCAAATTCTTTTTCTGTCCAAGTTTCTGGCAGAGCAACAATAACGATTTATGAAGAAGTAGCAGGAGTGTGGACACAGCTAAGAACTGAGACTAATATACCAACAAGCGGTGAGGGGTATGTAACATATAAAGGGTTAACAAACGCAGTCAATCCAACAAATAGGGTTAAATTGGTTTTGTCTGGTGCTTATCGTTACCCTTATAGATGGGTGGCATTGTTCAATGACAAATTCTTTAATGATTCAGAGGTGCCAACGTTTGAACCATATGTCCCTTACGCCCTACCAACGGATGCATACCAACTTGACAAAGTGATGTGGTCACACCCGGAAAGACAGCTAGGAGATTATGCGGCATTTAAAACAGACTTTACTACCGCGGTAAAGAAAGTACTAATTAATTGGTATGAAAAAGGTGAGTTTATAGTTAAATATTATGCTTATCCTAGAGAAATACCAACCCCAAACCCTAGCAATATATCTGCCTCTGACACAGAGCTAGTTGATATTGCAGACGAGTGTAAAGCAACCCTTATTCACAGAATATGTGGGACTCTTCAGCGTGACGAAAATCCTTACATGGCTGATACATTAGAATCATTTGCACAAATTTCCAAAGCTGAATTAGTTCAAAATTCGTCTTACGAATCTGGATATCAAGGAATTATTAACAACAGTAACTGGTAAAGAAGGTGAAATATTGGGGATATCAGCGCCACAAAAAGAAATAATTAAGGCAATAAGTTACTTTAAGGGTTTAAAAATGTCAGTAAATAATACGCAGGTTGATGACGAAAGCAGTCCGGATATGCTTAACCTGCTGTCTACGGACAGGGGAGCTCTCAGTAAAAGACCTGGACGCAAAAACCTCTTTACATCAATCGATCCTGGAGCAACATACATAGCTACTTACAGAAAGTCAACCGGTGACATATATGTATTTGCACACGGCACAAAGTTTTATAAAATAACAAACCTTTCAACCGGAACATACTCTTTAGCGTATACAGGATTATCAGGGAATAAAATAAGAGGATTTAATTATAATGACAAGTTTTATTTTCTGGATGGAACAAATTACTATGTATATGACGGGACATCAGTATCAATAGTAACAGGGAAAATTCCTACTGTAGCAATAAGTACTCCACCCACGGGCGGCGGAACACCATTTGAATCATTAAACTATATACAACCAGGATTTAAACAGCAGTTTTCCGGGAATGGTTCAGCAGTAGCATACCAACTTGCATTAAGTGGATTAGACGGTTTGACAGTAGTTATAACTGTAAACGGCGTAACCAAGGTCGAAAACACAGATTTTACCGTAAACCGCACCACTGGTGTTATTACTTTCGTATCAGCTCCGGCATCTGGCGTGGATAATGTTATTATAACAGCTTATAAGACATTTGCGAGCAATAAAGCAGAAATATTCAACTGTACTATACCTTATGTATGGGGTGGCACTGACGGATCAAGAATATGGTTTGCCGGGAACTCAAATTATAGGAACAGAGATTATGTAAGCGGAGTACAAGACCCGACGTATTGGCCTGTGACCGGGTTTGATAATATAGGTGGAACTGACAGCTCGATAAAAGGATATTCCGAATTATACGGTGCGCTTCTGATAATTAAACAGAGGGGCATTTTTTTACGCAAAGCAGAAATCGAAGATAATGAAACAATCTTCCGTACCGAGAGATTGAACGGTGATATTGGGACAGAAGCTACAGACAGTATTCAAATTCTTGACAGTTTCCCTACTTTTGTAAATAAAAAAGGAGTGTATCAAGTAACATCTATTGACACAACAAACGAAAGAAATGTAAGGCACATTTCGGACGACATTGATAAAAATGCCAACGTATCATCAATTAAAGGGATATTGGAAATAGGAAATTTAGAAAGCTATGTTAGTGCAGATTTTGACAATAAATACTGGCTGTTTAATCCGGTAAACGGAGTTGCTTGGGTATATGATTATAGATATTTAATAAATGACATAGGCCAATGGTTCAAGCTTGACAATCTGTATGCAAGTAGCCTGCAGGAAATAGACTCAGTTTTGTATATGGGCGACAGCCAAAAAGGTACAATTCACAAATTTATGGTAAATTCTGGCGATGTACAGCATAGCGATGTCGAAGGTAGCACAAGAACACCTATTAATGCATACTGGACAAGTAAAATATTTGACTATGATACATCAACAAATTTAAAGCTTGTGTCAAAGATATTTTTTACCATAAAACCATCTTCAAGAACCAGCGCTGATTTATATGTTAGAAGCAATTTGAGAAGCCTGTGGAATCTAGTTAAATCAGTTAGAATGGATTTGTTTGGGTATTCGTTGGTGCGTTATTCAGCTTGGACATATAGTGGCAATGATTTTCCACAACAGAGTAGAGCGAAAGTTAAAACAAAAAAAGTTGGATATTACCAAATGAAATTACAAAATAACTACGTTGACGAAAGCCTAGGGATTCTTAATGTTACTAACAAAATACTTTATCAAAGGGAGGTCAAACATTAATGGCATTAAATGCAAATAGAACAAGCAACGACTTTACATTTAAACATAGCGGTCAGCCTGATGAATACGGCGTAAGCGTGGGAGACTACACTGTAGTTCAATCTAATTTTGACAGCCGGGCTATAGATAATTTAAATGATTTAAATAACACAAAAAATTACATCAGAAGCGATATTGCCACAAAAGCAGATTTACAGGGTGTTGTTGTTGGACAAATTCCGCCTACAACGGTAACTCCATACGGAGAAACCACAACGAATTCGGGGAATGCTTATTCTATATCCACACCAACTATTGCAAGTTTGGTCGAGGGATACGCAGTTAAATTTAAATGTAATGTTGATTCCTCCGGAGCGGCAACACTAAACTGGGCCGGAACAGGAGCAAAGAGCATTTTAAAAGGTTCCGGGGCAGCAATGACAACGCTAAAAGCCAATAGCATATATACAGTTGTGTACAATGGCACAAATTTTATATTACAGGGTGAAGGGGGTGATAGTCAAATACCCAAATTACCTAACTTGATCAAAAACGGGAGCTTTGAAAATGGGTTTAATTGTTACAATAATATTGTCGATGTGTCATTAAGTACCAATCATCCGTTTAAAGGTACAAACTCAATTTTAATTACAAACAACGGTTCCCAAAATAATAACATAGATAGTAGTGTTATTCCTGCATCAACAAATGACAAAATATATATTACTGCCATGGTTTATTTAAATAGTTATACAAGTGGCGCATACCCAATATACTTGTTTTTAACAGATACAACAAAAACGCAAGTCGCCGGAAGTTCTGTTGTTGCAAATACAACTAAAATAGGGCAGTTCCAAAGGATTAGCGCCGTTTATACAATACCCTCAAATTTTAATAATAATGGTTTTATAGTAAAAATTGGGGCTTTAAATACTGTTGTTTCTGGCAATCTTGATTGTGTTTATGTAACAAATTTAACAGCAGTCTATGGCGCAGGCAATGAACCCACTAAATCCGAAATGGACACCGCAGTACAAAACAACGGAGGTTGGTGGGATAGCGATTTAACATTATTAACCGCAGACGCAACAGCAACTGCGGCTGATATTATAAGTACAAAAACGGCATATGTTAACGGGCAATTGTTAACTGGCACATATCCTACAAACAAAAAGAACTGGGCTACCGGAACGGCTGTATCAGGTTCAACAAGTGGAAATTTTACATCAGCAGACGGAAGTACTACTTTTAGTATGTATCCGATAACAGTAACCGGATTAACTTTCAAACCATCTACAATAATACTAAAAAACAAGCAACCAACCTATGGAGAACTTGTTGTTTATGATGAAATTGGGAATGACAATTATCCCAAAGCAGTCAAAATCATAGGTTTTAACGGCAACAGTGCTACTTTTTGGGTATACAATATGAAGGGGGACGTTTCTCCGGCCTCTGTTACAAGTACAGGCTTTACTTTACCTTCTTCAGGTACAATTGTGTCATACACTTGGATAGCTTATGAATAAAGGAGGTTTCAAAATGGCACAAACATTAGCCATTTACGATGGTTCGGGCTTTATAATAAGTCAAATGAAAGGCAGTGATTTAAGAGAACCTACAGGGGTTCCTTTTTTATGGGTAGAAATACCGACAGGTAAAAGACTGATTTCAATTAACACAGCAGAAACTCCAAATACTCCGGTTTATGAAGATATACCCAAAACAGATATTCAGTTGTTACAGAACAAAGCAGCACAATTGGAAGAAGATAGGTCGAACATGTCTGAAATAATGGTTGATTTGTTAACTTGGAAAATGGGGCAGGAGGTGTAACTATGAGTTGGACTACAACATTTGAATACTGGATTGCACAAGGGAAAACAAAGGCGTGGCTTGTTTCAAGGTTAAATGTGCTCTATCAAAATTATCCACACCAGTTTGAACAAGGAGAATATGAAGAAATATTAGCATTAATAAACGCCGCCTATCCTGATCCGGTGTAAAGGGGCGATACAATGATTTCAAAAATATCAAATGCTTTAATTAAGCATTGTAAGATAGTGTTTGCTATTCAATTCATAGTGAACACTATTTTTATTTTCTTTACATTAATACTTAAAAATCTGCATGGGCTTTATATCATATTCGGGCTGTCGGCTCTTATACAAACAATTGCGGTAATCATAATTGCACTAATAGCAAGCACTAAAAGCCCTTTTGTGAAAATTGTTAAAGTAAACCACAAATACTTAATACTTGATTCTAAAGACATGCCCAAAGGAGTGAAGAAATAATGGCAACAAACAAAGAAGGTAAAATAGTTTCTGGCCCTGGTTATAACTATACAGGAAGTAATTACAGCACGAATAAAGCTGATGATAACTACCTGGCTCCTTGGCTACGTGCGGCCGTAACGCCGTCTAGCAGTTCAAGTAATAACTCATCTTCAAGCGGAACCAGCGCAACACCTCAAACCTCTAACAACAATTATAGTTACAATTATGATAATAATTATAGCGACAACAGTTATAATCGGAATTATGATTTAATGTCAGAAATCAGTAGAATTCAAAATGCAAAAAATGAGAGCAGAAAATCTGCATTGCAAGATGTACTAAACAAGGCTCAATCAAATCTGGATGCTGAAAAAGCTACAATAGCACCTAAATACTATGATCTTAAAAATCAAGAAAGTTCCACATCCCAGTTAAGAGCAAAAAGAATCGGGGAACTAATGGCTGAAAGAGGCTATAGTGAAGGGATGCAAGGACAAAAAGAGCTGCAATCAAACATGCAACTGCAAAGTAACTTAGGCGCACTGGGCCGTCAGGAACAATCTGCATATGATGATATAGCAAAAAGAGTATCAGATGCGCAGTCAGCTTATAACACCGGAGTGGCACAAGCTAATGCCGATAATGATGTCTGGGCTGCAGAACAAAGATTAAATGAACTAGCTACCCAGCGGAGCTATGCACGTGAGGATGCTCAAAACCAATCTCAAAGAGACATAGCGCTTGCACAGTTAATGGGCACTTACAACGGGCAGAAAACATTAGCCGGGCAACAACTTGATTCACAAAATAGCCAATGGCAGAAGCAATTCGACTACGGCAAATCTCGCGACACTGTTAGCGACAGTCAGTGGCAAAAACAATTTGATTACGGGAAAACCCGTGATGAAGAGCAAGACTACCAATGGCAGAAGCAATATAACAATCAAGTTAAACAGCAGGAATTAGACAATTTATATAGACAGCAAACATTTGATTATCAGAAAACCCGGGACACTGTTTCTGATACCCAGTGGCAGAAAACATTAGACTTGAATCTACGCCAGCAGTCATTTAGTGAGGCACAGCAGAAAATAGAAAATGCTCTTGCACAACAGCGTATAACACAGGACGAAGCAGCTCAAGCGCTCCAATATGCAAAGTATAACGCTGACCAAGATCAGCAAAGCTATGACAATCAGAACAAGCAATATAACACATATTTGCAAATGGGTGTTGACAGGCTAAATCAAAGAACAAATTACGAGGGAACAAGTACTCCTATATATTCTAATGACCAAATGATGGCTTGGGTGAGAGGGCTTAATTTAACATCTGAACAAAAAGCAAGGTTAGCCAATGATCTCGGGTTGTAGGAGGTAGTTTATGGCAAAATGGAAAGCATCTGATTTTGAGGATAATAATACATCAAAACGTGGCATTACCTCAATTGCAACAACATCAAAGGGGAAGTGGACTGCAAAGGATTTTGAAGACTTTGATAGAGAGGATAAAAAACAAGCAGCGCAAGAAAAAAATACAATCAAGGCACTCCAGAAACAAAAAGAATCTGCATTAAAAGAAAAGAACACGCCAAGTCCCGTCCAGTTACCTAAAAACCTTGACATTAACAAAGTAATGGACTATGCAAAAATGGAACCAATAAAACCTAAATCAGAATTTGAGAAAAGGTTTGAAGATGCAAGTAAGCAAAACTTTGTGCCGACTAATGTCAATAGTAAGTTACCTGTCAAACCTAAAACCCCAGATTATATGGTTGGCAAAATCCCGGCTCCGGTTTCTACGGTTGCCGGGGTAGCTGACACTGCAACAATGGGGTTAATTGATGCAACTGCCAGAAGAAACGCAAACCCTAACGACCCAATGAGAAACTTCCTTGATGCTGCTAAAACTGAAAACCCAGCCGCCTACACAGGTGGCCAAATTGGTGGTTATTTAATTCCGGGAGCAGCAATCGAAAGAGGTACAGGAGCACTCCTGAAAGGCGTCACGAAGGGAACCCCTAAATTGGTAAGTAAATTGGCTACTGGCGCAACAACCGGAGGGTTGCAGGAATTAACAGAAGGAACAATTCGTGAACTTGGTGACGGGAATATTACTGCTCAAGATTTTAAGGATATTGGCAAACGAACTGCACAAGGCATTGTTTTGGGTGGTGCTACCGATGTTGCTTTAAGTGGGTTAGGCGCTGGATTTAATAAACTCAGAAGTACATTAAGGGAACCGGCTGAACAAGCGGCGCAAAGTACTGGAAAGGTAGTTGTTGAGCCTATAAAAAATATTAAGCCTATTTCCCAACAAGGTAAATTTACTATTAAAAATTCTGCATATGACAGTGCTGTTAATGATTACAATGAGGCTATTACCAAGATTCAAAATCATTTTGGCACGAATGAATTAAGAGTGAATGAAGTACCATTGATTAAATCTGAATTAGGAATTGACCTTGATAGTATCATTAACAGAATGGAACAGGCCGAAAAACCAATTAAGTTAAATAATTCTTCAAGCATGCAGTTAAAACGTTCAGCGGGAGCAGCGAGCGACAAGTCCTACGAGCTATCAAGCACCTTGAATAAACAGCCGAGTTTAAGGCCTTTAAATGCCTCTCAGACGGTTAAAAGTGTAGACAATATAAACACTCGTCCATTGCTGAATAATCAACTCACAATGGCAAATAAAAGCATGGCGGAAGACATAGGATTAAAGACAAATAGTAAACCAGAAAAGTTAAATATAGACTTAAATGAAAACGCCTTAAAAGAGGGCGGAGATATAAACAGTGCCCGAAATAAAATTGATTTTACCCCTAAAACTAAAAAGCAGAGTTTATCCGATTTATCTCTGAAAGTCAGAACCCAGCTTGTTGACAGATATGCAGCGCTTGAAAGGCTTGAAAAGAAAGTTACGGGCAAGGTTGCAAGTGCTGAAAACAGTCTGTACAAGCACGCGCGATTATTTGAGGGTGTTTCTGAAAGAGCAAACAAGATAGTTGAAAACGAATTAAAGCCAATTATCCAAAAAGCTGAAAAGGCTGGACACAATTACAAAGACTTAGGATTATATGCAGAGGCTGTACACGCTCGCGATGTAAACAAGGCTGGAATCAACTCAGGATTTACAAATGATGAAATAAACGATGTAATCCAAAAACTTGGTACACCTGAAATGGAAACAGCCAGAAAGGAACTTGTTGCATATAATAATAGACGACTTGACGACCTTGTAAATAGTGGCAGGATATCTCAGGAAAGTGCAGATGTAATGAAACAAAAATGGCCTAACTACATGTCGTTGGCCCGCGCCTTTGATGATAATAAGGTCGAATTTGGAACGGCACTAGGCAAAAGTTTTGGTAACGTCACAAACCCAATAAAAGAGCTGAAAGGTAGTAACAGAAAAGTCATTGACCCGATTGAAAGTATTATTAAAAATACTTTCCAAATAGAAAATTCAGCGGGCAGAAACAAAGTAGGGTTACAGCTATCTAAACTTGCTGACCAAGACATTGAAAGCACATTTGTTAGAAAATTAAATCCGGATGAAGCAGTAGGGCGAAAAAATGTAGTTAATATTTATGAAGGTGGTCAAAAAGTCCAGTATGAAGTGCAACCAGAAGTATATAAAGCTATGCTTGACATGAATAAAGAATCTTCGCCATTATGGATAAAGGTAATGTCAAAGCCAGCCAGTATACTGAGAGCAGGAGCAACGTTAACACTTGAATTTGCTGTAAGGAATCCTATTCGTGACGTTCTGAATGCTTTTATAACTTCAAAGAGTGGATTTAACCCAATCACAGACTTTGCGGCCGGACTTGGTAGTTATATTAAAGATGGCAAGTTGTATAATGATTTTTTAACCAATAACGGCGGCTACGGAAATGTAATTTCAATGGATCGTAATTTACACAAAGAGGCTCTTGAAGAAATAATCAAGCAACCCGCAAGCAAAAAGTTCACAAATATAATAAATCCTAAAAGCTGGTTAGAAGTCTTAAGGACCATTTCAGACGCCACAGAATCAGCTACAAAAGTCGGTGAGTATAGAGCGGCTTTAAGAAGTGGAGCAACCCCGCAAGAAGCAGCTTATAGGGCAAGAGATTTAATGGACTTTGCTAGAGCAGGGAGCAGTATAAAAGAAGCTAATAAGGTTGTGGCCTTTTTAAATGCAAACATCCAGGGCAAAAGTAAATTTATTAGGGCTATAAAAGAAAATCCAGTTAAAGTATCTGCTAAACTATTTACCACAATGGCGCTGCCGAGCATTGGAATATATGCCCTTAATAACAAATATGCTTCAGAAGAACAAAAAGCCACTATTAAAGATGCACCTAACTGGTTGCGGGATAGTTTTTGGTTAGTTGCAATACCGGGAACAAACACAGTTTCTAATGCTATAGAAAGATTTTTTGATTATACTCAGCAGAAAGACAAAGAGGCATTTGATGGCTTTATAACTGAAACAATTAAAGAACAATCATTACCAACAATGTTGACGGGTATCACTCCAATTATTGAAGGCATGGCTAATTATTCATTCTTTAAAGAAAGCCCAATAATACCTCAAAGAGAACAAGGATTATTGCCAAAGGACCAGTATGACATATATACTTCTGAGATATCTAAAAAGATTGCAGAAGGAATCAGAAATATTCCCGGACTTAAGAATACTAATTTTGCATCTCCAAGAATTGTTGAAAATACTATTAGGAACACTACAGCCGGTCTTGGTGGATATGTGTTAGATGCAGCCGACAAAGCATTAGGCAAAAACAAGCCCGCTAAAAATACTAATCAGCAACCGGTAATAAAAGCTTTCACTGTCAATGAAAAATCAACCGGGAAAGCTTTGGATTTTATTTACAGCGAAAAAGACCGTTTAACAAAAGAAAGAGGTAGTTTTGAACTTACAAACAAAGATGCCAAATTCCCTGATGAATCAAAATATAAGTATATGAATAAAATTGCAAAGGAAATTGGCGGGATATCTAAAGAAATACGAGAAATACAAAACGACCAAAAATTGACAGCAGTGCAAAAGAGGGATAAGATTAATGTGTTGGCAGATGAAAGAAATAGGATCGCTCGCGAAGCACAAGCCTACTACAAATTAAACAAAAAGTGGTGATTTTATGAGTAAATTCGGTAGATTCAGCCTGTTTTTCATTATTTTTTTAACAGTAATAGGGATGGTGTCCTTTTTAAAATTTATTGATGGGCTATGGGCCGAACATTTGAATAACTTAAGACCATTAGAAGGTGTTTTTGTAGTGTTTATCATTATATTATGCGCAATATGCGGCGTTAAAGTTGAAAAAGAAATTGCAAAAAATTCCTGTAACAAAACAGAATAAAATGTTTTTAAGCGAAAGAGGGTTATTAATTTAGCTCTCTTTTTATTTTACATCTAAGGAGGCGACTAATGGACGAAGGAAAAGTGCTAGAGGTTCTACAATTAATGAGTGACTTTGTAACCAGAGTTGACGAAATGAACAAGAGACTTGTAAGAGCAATTATCATTGCAATAGTGGCATTCGCTGCAACAATAACTATCTGTTTCGGAATCCTATATACTTCGGATTATGAAGTGAGTATGCAGCAACAACAGATGTCAGATACCGGAATGCAACAGCAACAAAAATAAACTAAGCGGAGGATAGATTAATGAAAAAGCAAGTGCAAACCATGAAAATTAAATTAACAAAAGGCAAACCACCAAAGGCGCCTAAGAAACCAAGGAGGTAGCCTGATGGATGAACAAGCTATTTCAAAGAGATTGGATGAACTTGAAGCAGATGTAAAGGAACTCTATAAAAGGACCAACAACAGTGAAATATGGCAAGCTAAGTACGGAGAAAAGATTGATAAAATTGAAAAGCTGGTTGAAAAACTAACTGAAGCACCTGCAAAGCGCTGGGATTCAGTAGTAACAGTGGCGATAACCGCAATTATAACCGGGGTTGTTGCTTTTTTTATGGGCAAATTAACCGGCAAATAGAAAGAAGGGATTGAATGGCTAAGTTAAAATTTAAGTACTCAGACGAATCCGGAGTTTATCCAAAACTAATACAGGCTATAAATGTTTTGTGTGTAGCAAAGGGTAAGGATTGTACTTGCACATCTGGGTACCGAAGTAAGGAAAGACAGAAGGTTATTAATCAACAGGTATTACATAGCACCCCTGGTAGTCGGCAACTTGCAGACGGTTCAGTATACAATAAAGCCGGTCAATGTCTTGCGGCTGCATATGGCAAATCGAATCATTGTTATGGTATGGCTTTAGACATCACTGACACATGGTTTAAATCCTTAAAAAATACTGAGTTGGCTAAATACGGATTAATCAAGCCAATGGATTATGAACCATGGCACGTTGAACTAATAGAAACAAGAAAAATACCTGTAGATAATAAAAAAGTATTCTATTTTCAGTACACAAACGGTCTTGTTGCTGACGGAATAGCAGGACCTAAAACGAGAGCCAAAATGGCAGAAGTGGGGGTAAAGGAATTATGAAACAGAACAGATTCAGAAGTAAGGTAATGTGGGTGGCGGTAGTCGGGCAGGTAATTGCATTGTTTCAGTTAACCGGGATGTTTGCAAAGATGGGTATTGATGCAGGAGCGGCCGGGAATGTTGCAGCCGGGGTTATCCAGCTACTTGTAATCATCGGCGTACTTAATGATCCAACAAACCCGGAAGGATTTTAATATTAGGTTTTAAAGTGAGCTGTAAGCCCCTTCATTAATTTGGAGGGGCTTTTATTATTGGCCTGTCGTGATGATAGCCCACACCTTGAGGTGTGTTATGCATGGCGGGGTATACTCCCGCCGCACATCTCCTAAATATTAAATTTAAGGAGATTGATTATGAATAAATTAGTAACAGTAAAAGGAAATGAAATATATACAAACAGCTTGATAATAGCTGAAGGTGTCAGCAGGCAACATGATTCAGTAACAAAAAGTATCAAAAGATATTTTGACCACATTGAGGAACTTGGAAAGGTCAGACTGACAGTCCAGCCTTCTGATAGTGGTCAAAATCAAAATGTTTATTTCTTAAATGAAACCCAGGCAGTGTTTTTACTTACTCTTATGGATAATTCACCTAGAGTTATTGATTTCAAAAAGAAACTTGCAATTGAATTTGTCAATATGCGAAGATTCATTTTGGAAAAGCAAACTGCAGAATGGCAGCAATCCAGACTAACGGGCAAACAAGTACGCCGAGAAGAGACAGACATTATTCTTGAAAAATTAATTCCACATGCCGAATCACAGGGAAGTCAAAACGCCGGGAAACTATATATGACTTATTCTAAACTTGTAAATTCTACTTTAAACATAGAATCCGGGAAACGCGACAATCTTCCATTAACATATATAGATGCTATAAAATTTCTTGAAAATGCCATAGAAAATATTATATCCTTGGAAGTTGATAAAGGTACACACTATAAAGAAATCTATCAGGTATGCAAGGCAAAGTGCCAGATTATTAAAGAATTGGCCTTTTTACCTAGGCTACAACTTGGAGCATAAATATATAGCCCTCTCTTAACCGGGAGGGCTTATTTGTCTTTCAAAGTGAAATATCTGTAGTTTTCAGAATCGTGTTGATCGCAATACACATATACTTCCTTCTTCCCAATTCTACAAAGAAAGACTAAATAGGATTTATTATCGTCAAGCCTTTCTCCCCCAATTGCATAGGATTCTCTAACTATATATTCTACTCCATTGAATTTTATCAGTTTAATCTTTCTGTCGCTACCATCCAGATATTCTTCAGCTTCTACATATATCCTTCGCATAACATCACCCAATATCATTATACAACAACAGTCTGGGTAATAGGATTGTTTTTATTACTATTCTTGATTTTCTTCGTTCATTGGCTTAATCATGCTAGGAGATGTAATAGTTATTCCAATTAATCCCTTGATTATATCAGTAACCCAAAATACAATCCAAAGTATTATAGGTAAAAATATAATGGTTAATATGCCTCTGATTATATTTCCGTCTTTAAACCAAGAAACAGCATTAATAATCATGCATATACTTATATATATTGTTAATAGCCAATCAAGTATATTTGCCGCATGGATTCCATAAAAATTTTTCTTGTACATCTTGGCCAATTCTTCGTATTCTACCGCACTCATTACCTCCTTATCTTCTTTAATATCATCAATAAAAGCATTGTGAGTCGCTGAAATAATCAAATTATATATGGCATAAAATATTCCATTTATTAGCCACATTTGTGCGGGCGCGTAGAATTTAAAAATCACAGAACATACAAAAACGGTTAATGCATAAGCAATAAGTGAAAAAATAAACAACGGAAATCCAAAATATATTGGACTCAAAGGCCCTAAAACAAACCCTAATATAGCTGAAAGTATTTTACTTTTCTTCTTAATCACATAATCCCCCCCAATCACAACCATAATATAACAAAATATGTAAGTAGTAAACAAAAAAAATAAAACATACTATCATGTCTTATTTTTTATCTGGAATATATTCGAATAATTCCCCAGGAGTACATTTTAAAACTCCACAAATACTATCCATATCCTTAAGGTTGATTCTTTTTATGTAATTATGGTAATATGCATTAATAGTAGCTTCTCTGATTCCCGTTTTAATACTTAAGTCTTTTTGTGTCATCCTTATATCGCCTAACATTCTCGATAGAGTAATTTTAATCATTCACCAAGCCTCCTGATGGAATATTATAGCATCAGGCGTTACTCTAAGAGGAGCATAACAACTTCATAAGTAATATAACTACCACAGGAGTAATTTTTTATTCCCAGCAATATTAAATCTCTGTTAACATAAAGTAACACAATGATTACAACTACTCTATATTTCGACAAATAATTCTATAATCCATGTACATTTTATACTTTAAAGGCTAATAAACAACTGTTCGCTGTGAATTTTACCAAAATCGTGTCGACAACTTATATTTGATTTTAGGTTTCCATAATATTATTATGGTCTTAAGAAAATTTCCTTAGTCGAAAATTATAAATAAAAGGAGGTTGATATTTTGAGGAGATAGGTATATACTTGAGAAAACGAACTAGTGTTCGATTTCTGACAAGGGATGATGTGTGAGGGTTTATTAATCTGTACGGAGGTAAATTGAATGCCAGAAGAAGATTACTGCAAGATACTTGACTTTGGAGAAGGGTTTGAACATGTAAAAAGTTTAGTAATTAAAAATGTAACGGTTATAAACTCAGGATATACATATGATAAAGAGCAAACAATTAAAATTCCAACAATAAATATATTAAGCGCCGATTGATGGGCGCTTTTTTATTTTATTTAATCTGTATCTATTTCGGCATATGGCTTCATCCATGTGCCGTATTTAATACCATATTTATTATAAAGTTTCCGCTAGGGTATACGTCTATGCTCCCAATGAATTTTTTAAGCTCTGCTTTTTTCTCTGCTATTGTTTCAACAGTTTCAAATTTTTCAAGAACATTATTAATAAACTTTACGGTTTCTTTTTTTGATTGTTTGGTTGACATTTTGTTAATTTCTTGTAATTCAGCAGTTAATCTCATTTTGTCACTTAAATATTCTTCTTCGGTGAATATTTCTTTCAAATATGCCTGTCGGGATTTTTCTAATTCTTCTTTTATTTTAAATTCTCTATTTTTTACAAAATCGTAATTGTTATAGGTGAATTTTGCATTTTCTACCATTTCAATTTGCTTTAAAGGGTTTTTAATAAAGCTTAAAATACTTAATTCCAGGTCATTTATATTGTGATGTGTTTTGTGTGAACATTTATTTTCAGGTCGATCATACCTGCAGTATCTATTACAGACATAGTAACTATTTTTTGAGTTAGATTGATATCGTATAGAAGAACCACAAACACCACAATGTAAGAACCCTAATAATAGATACTTGTCAAAATTATTGCTTCTTAATTCTCTGCTATTATTACGTTCATCTATATATTTGTGGGCAAGATTATATAAATCTTCATCAATAATGGGATCATGTTTCCCTTGATAAATACTGCCAGCATAATATATTTTACCAATATATTTTATAGTGTTTAATACTTGCCTAACCTTAGAATAGTGCCACACACCGCCTGTTGGAGATAAGATTCTATTTTTATTTAACATCTGAGCGATCTTAGTTATTCCAAGTCCTCCAAATACATACCAGTCGAAGATTTGTTTAATAATACTAGCCTGGTATTCATTTATTGACATGTCTTGATTATATCCAAAAGGAACAGGTCCAGAATGATAACCATTTTGTGCTCTCTCCACATGTCCTTTTTTTACTTCTAACGATAAATTCTGTACATAAAATTCAGACAATAATTCCATTAATCCTTCTTGGAAAAATCCAATAGGAGAATCTTCTATTGGTTCAGTTATGCTTATAATGTTAATTCCCGAATCCCTTAATTGCTTTTTTATACGGCGGCTAAGTTCAACTTTACGGGCAAACCGGTCAAATTTGTGTACTAAAATTATGTCAAAGCATTTATTTCCTGCATCTTTAATCATTTGTTGAAACTGTGGTCTATTCTCTTTTTGACCCGAAACACCTTCGTCGGCGTAGACTTTATAGACAGTAATGTTGTTTTTTGCACAATACTCAGTTAACATTCTAGTTTGTGCAGAGATTGAAAAACCGTCTTCCGCTTGCATCTCAGTACTAACGCGCACGTATAATGCTGCAATTAATATTTTGCTCATTTTAAACCATCCTTTGTAATTAGATCAATTATAGCTTTCAATTTATCGGGATCAATTTTTCTATCCTGAGCTATTCTTGCAATCTCAATATACGAGCCGTCCAAGTCGATAACTTCTGGCGTTTCTTCACCAGTTAATTCAGAAACAGATATGTTAAATGCTAAAGCTATTTTTTGAAGATTTTTGTGGGAAGTAGTTTTTATAATACCTTTAACTAGTTGT